TTTTTGAGCTATGTTAAAATAGTTTTCATCTTGTTCTATGCCTATAAAGTTTCTGTTTGTATTTTTACAAGCAACACCTGTTGAGCCACTACCCATAGTCAAATCAACTACTAAATCATTTTCATTGCTAAAAGTTTTTATTAAATCCTCTAACAATAATACAGGCTTTTGAGTTGGGTGGTGTCCGTCATAATCTTTTTTGTATTTTAGAATATTGCTTTTGTATTTGTTACCTTCCCATAAATTAAAAGTGTTTGGATTTAGTTGGTTTAACTGTTCATTAATCATTAATCTGTATGGTTTACCTATTTCTTCAATAAAACTGTATGGTTTATTAAAAAAACCTGTGTGCTGCAAAACATTTTCGTAAATATCTTTTGTTGGAAACGTAAATTGTGCTTTAACCCAATAATGCTCTAATACACTTCTATCTCTATTTCCTTTTTTATTTGTGTAATCGCTAAATAAATTATTAAATTGCTTATTTGTTAACCCTGTTTTTTTCTTTTCAGAAACTAAATAATCTCTTACAGGATTGTTTCCTGTATTGTCGTGTTTTGGATTATTTTTTGTAAAAACCAAAACATCTTCATAATAATTTAAAGGTGCTTTTTTAGCAGTTAACGCATTTGCAAAATGGTCTTTTTCCCAAATCATAGAATAACAAAATGGTATGTTTGGTATTGTTTTATTAATCAATTCATTTGTAAAAGGTTGCTGAGCAAACAAAACTATTTTACCGTTCTTTCTTAATATTCTGTTTGCTATTTTGTAAATTTCATTTGTATTAATTACTTCATCCCATTCGCATTTACCACTCATTCCGTGATTTACATTTTTAATATCTTTTACAGTTCCATAAGGCAAATCAGTTAATATTAAATCAACGCTACCGCTTTCTATTTTATCGCTTTCAACTAAGCAATCTCCTTTATATAGTTTCATAATATTTAATAAATGTGGTATTCACCTAAACTTGGATTCTGTAATTGGTAGCTAACAGCATACCTTAGCGCATCTATAGCGTGATTAAAGTTATCTACTGGTGTTTGTGATTTCTTTTCTAACCAACAATAGTTGTTAAACTCTTTTATTAAATCTGTACTATCTTCAGTAATTACTAAATCATAATCTTGCAGTAAACTAATACCAAACGTAATACTTCCTTGACCTTTAATTGCTGGCACTACATTACAGTCTCTACTTAATTCTGTTATTAATCTTGGTTCTGCTGAATCACCAACTATTAAATTATCTGCTGCAAACTTTTTATTTAATACTGCTATCTCACTTGTGGTTAATTTAGTTTGGTAGAAACATAGTTGTATATAGATAACTTTATTCTCTTTGTCTATACTTGTTTTAACTAATGTGCTTGGGTCATTGCTGAAACCATAATCTTGACCAAATACAACTTTACCTACTTGTTGAAACTCTCCAATACTCCAATCAGTAAATATAACACCTTCTGCTTTATCAAGCCAACTACCTTCAATTGTATGCTTGTATCTGTTTGGCCTTCTAACCTTCATTGTTTGAATCTGCTTAATATAGCTTTCTGAAAGGTTGTTTATATTATCTAAGTATGTTGTGTGAATGTAGGTAGTATCTTCTTTAGTTATATTACTACCAGCAGCAACTCCTCTATCTTCAAACCAACGCTTATAAATGAAATGTTCTTTGGTTGTTGGGTTAAGTATTAATATTACTCTATTCTCTTGGATTTTATTTCTTACAGATAAATCTATTTTATCAAATATATCTTCGTCGTTTAATTCTTCTGCTTCATCCATTACCCAAGTAGTTATCCCTTGCAATGATTTAAGATTAGCTGTTTGGTCTCCTGAACTTGTTTTAATACCTCTAAAGATTATCTTGCTTCCGTTACCCTTGTTAATTATTTCATCCTTTGTTATTTTAAATTTATCAATTAGATTTAATATTTCTAACTTCTCAATAAATTCTGGAATGATACTAATGCTTGCAGCTCTTAAAGTAAATCGTGTAAATAGTATTGTGTGACCAGCTTGGTAGGTTAGTAATAATAGTATTGAATTAACAGCAAATGATTTACCAGAACCACGACCACCAGTTACAATAAAGTACCTTGCAAATGACTCTTTAAATACTAAATATTTTTTATTGAGATTTAATTCTTCCAATTACTTCTCTAAAATCAAAGTTAACATCTTCAGTAGTGTTTACATCAACAGTATCTTTTTGTTTTCCGTATATACTATCTAACACCATATTCAAGCCTTGTGCATCTCCTTTTTGTATGACCTTCTCTATAACAGCCATAGCCATTCTATATTCGTTAGTCATCCAAACCTCTTCACCAGTAACAGGATGAATTCCTTTTGTTCTAAGCTCTGCTATTTCTTTTAGGATTGTGCTTCTATTCTTTGAGCCTTTTGGTCTACCTTTAGGATTGCCGCTCTCTCCTTTTTTGAATGGTATTAAATCTTCTTTGCTCATTTTTCTGTTCTGTATTTGTTCTGTATTTATTTAAAAACATTAATAGCTTTTTTTCAATTGCTTTTGCTTTCTCTTTCGTATTCATATTCGTTATATAATCTTTTCATTGTATCAACTAAACCTTTAACACAAGAACCGCAACTGGAAGTTTTACGATTTGTTTTAAACACTCTATTGTGAATCTTTAATAGTCCTTTTTGTTCTGGACTGTTAACTATATTTTTATTAATACTAAAGAATCCTTTTAGATATATGTACTCCTCTTCTGTTAAACATTCAGGGTCTTTGTAAGGAAACATTTTATTTAGCTTTTCTTTTCTCGCATCGCATCCGCAGTCTTTGCCTAACTTGTCAAATATCCAGTCAGTAGCTTTCTTTATTCCTGTAGCCTTTGTAACCTTTTCTATGCTATCGCCTAAACCTTTACTTTTCATTTTTTATATATGCTATTTTTAACAATACTAAGTAACCAATTAAATCACTAAGCGTGTCTTCTGTCTTATCGTTTAATCCTTTGTTTTTTATCCTTGCTAACTTGTCATCTATTCTAACTTTGATTGCTTCAGTAGAATCTAACTTGCTAAATATATTAGAGGGATTGTTTGCAGTATCTCCGTAAGCTGCATTCTTTTCTAATAACAACTCTATAACTTCATTACCTATTTTCTTAATTAAGTATTCAGTCTTCATTAATCTTTTTTTTTATTTCTTTAATACAATTGTTTATAGTTCTCCATACTACAACGTGAGATATGTTTGTAGCTGCTGATAGTTTTCTAATACTGTGGAATTTCTTTCTGTATAAATTAAATAGCTTTCTATCAAACCAGTAAAATTCGTTAACTATATCGTCAACCATTTTCTCTATATCTACATAGCTATCGTTGTCAGCTTCAACAATGTTTTTTAAATCTTTTTCTATTAATATGTCTTTGTCTACTCTTATTGTGTCAATGAATATATTGTGCATCATTTTATATATAAACGCTTTATTAAGTGAATCGTTATATAGAATGTCGTTAATTTTTACTTTACCGTTGTAAATTTTACTATGTAAAGCAATATAAAAGTCGTGTAGTAAATCTTTTGCTGGCACTTTACTGTTGCTGCTTATTTCTTCAGCCATACTTAACCAAGTAGCTTCGTCTCTTACTAATATTTGTAGTATGTTACCTACTTCTGAATTCATCTAACTCAAGTAATATATTTACAAAGTCATCATACTTTAAAGCAATGTAATCATCTTCAAAGTTTTTAGTAAATACAACAACAGGAGTTTTTAAAGTTCCTCTTGCATCTCCTTTGCTTTGTTCTAATGCTTTCCAGATATTTAATTTCTCTTGGTTTTTACACTCCCAACTATATTCAGATAGTATTCCACTTGTGGTTAAAATATCTCCTTTAAAACTGAGGCCGCCTGAATTGGGTGTCCTTTTTATATCTGTTTTAAAACGTTTAGCTAAATCTTTTGCAATTTTCAGCTCGAACCTTTTACCTTTTTGATTTGCATTTAAACTCATAATTTTTGAAAGTGTTTTCTTATTATTGCTCCAAGTTCAGCGTCATTAGGATATAACCTACACAAAAAATTAATGCTATATTCAACAGGAGTATCACTACTAATATAGTAGTTGTCTTTTGTTTGTCTGTATTCATTTAAACCCCTTTTTTTACTCATTGTAAAATAAATATGCTATAACAGAACCAGCTATAAAACTGATTAAATGTGTTGTAATAATTAATGCTAATAATCCGTTCATTTTTTAAATGTATTAAATTTTTTCTTAAGTTCCGCAGTTTCTTTGTATGCTTTTACATTTTGCATTGTTAATAATGTTTGTTTGTTTTTCATTTCATCAATCATTAACCTCAGCTCTATAATACATTTTAAGCTACTTTGTAACGTTTCTACTGCATCCAATTTGCTTTGTGTTACCTTACCTACCTTTAAACCTTCTTGAGCCTTTAAAAGCAATATTTCTAATTTGTTCTTTGTTATTGTATAATCTAAATCTGTCATCTTAAAACATTCTTATTTGTTGTTTGTGTTGTTGTATTCTTTTTATTGCTGTATTATAGTAATCTGTATCTAATTCACAAGCTGTTAAATCAAACCCTAAGTTATGACAAGCAATAGCAATAGAGCCACTTCCTAAATGCGTATCTAATATTTTATTTCTTTGTTTTGCATATTTTAGTAAAATCCATTCATAAAGTTTTATTGGTTTTTGTGTTGGATGTTGTTTTTTTCCATCATAATCTGGCAAAGTAGATAATCTTTTAAATATTCTAATATTATTTTTAATACTACACCAAGCCAGTTCTGCCTCTGAAAAACTTAAATTAGGATTTAATTTATCCCATATTAGCCAATTATTATTTAATGGAAGTTTAAAATAATTACCTCCCCAAATTATTTGATTTTTTGACACCCTAAAAAGCTCTTTAAAATATTCATCATTAGGTGCAGAACTATCCCAATCTTTACCTTTAACAAATTCGTGCTTTCCACTACCCATAGTCATCTTGCCAGCATCAATACCATAAGGAGGGTCTACAATAGCCAAGTCAAAGTAGTTATCTTCATACCTTGCCATTAGTTTCATATTATCTTCGTTAGTAATATTCATTGTTTTAAATTCATAGTTAATAAAAACTCATCTCCAAGCTCTTTGTCTATCTTTTTAATAGTTCTGTATATCTCTACGCTTTTTCTTTTAACATCTTCTTTTTCTGCTTTAGTAGAGTCTGTTCCTAAATGTGCATAAAGCGAACAGTCTATTTCTAAAAGTTTATCTATTTTTCGTTTATCAGTCCAGCTTTTAAATCCTGTAAACTCTTCTATGTTTTCATATTTGTATTTCATTGTTTTTGTTTTAGTACATTATTACCACCAATTGTAAAACCAAGTCCACCATTGTAATCAAACCTTAGTGGTTCACCTAACATTGTTGGTTTACCGCCTGTTTCTTTATCTTTTATTTTATACACGTGTACTTCTGTCATCATCCAAAGTTTATCGTGTGAAATTAATCTATGTAAACAAATAAAGTTATCTACTCTATTTGGAAACACTTGGCCACCTTCACAATCAGCTTTTCTTGGTGGTTGTATATGTCCATTTAATTGATGGTCTGGTGGATAAACTCTACGTGCTGCTTCTGTTTGTGGATGCATTGCAATAAACATTGTTTTCCCTGTTTTGTTGCAGAACTCTCTAACATCATTACAAACTTGATAATTACGTTCAAACTGTGATATTCTTCTATTGTGGTTTATACCTGTGTATGGATCAATAAAACATCCATCACAATCTTCTGCTTCAAATATATTTAATAGTTCTTTATGGTTGTAAAGTTTTCTATTATCAATAAATTTAAAATACTTACTTATTTCATCGTGGTAAAATAAATATTCGTTTAAATCTTTAATTGTTTCACCTGTCCACATTTGTATTATATCACGCTTCAATTGTCCAGCATTGTTTTCTCCTGACCAGATACACCATTTCTTACCGTGTATTTTACTTAATGCTGTTAAGTACCATAATATAAAATTAGTTTTACCAACATTATCTAAACCAAGAAACATATTAAAGTTGCCATTCTTGTATAAAAAGTAATCATCTAATAAACAACCAATACCAATGCCTTTTTTAATTCTACCTTCTTTAAATGCTTTTAAATATGGTACTGTGGCTTTATCTTCTAATATCATTGGTCAAGAAGTTTTTGCACTTCATCATTTACTTTTAATAAATTATCATTTGCGTAATTATCTTTTCTTATCTTATCTTTTCTTAATGCTTTAGCCCTGCTTAAGCCCCCCTTTTTTCCGTTGCTTACATTTCGCTTGTGTTCTAATAAACGTTGCTGGTATTGTTCATCTAACCATTTAATGCTAATAGTTTCCTCTTCTATCTTAAACAACTCAGCATCTACTAATGCACTCCATTGTTTAGGTATTAATGTTTTAATTTGCTTTTTTGAAACTTTACATTCTTTGCTCCAGTAGTAGCAGCAAACTTTCATAAATGCACCTTGAACATCTAAGTCCATAAATGATATTGATCCTGTTATCCATTGGTTAGGATAAAATTTAAAGTAAGGTAATTCTTTCATAATTGATTAGTTTGATTTGATTGGTTTAATATATAAAAATATTTATTATTTATTTATTCTTTTTAATTCATATTGTTTAATGTCATCATATTTAACTTTAATCACTTGATCTTTTCTATTCCATTTTTTTCTTGTGTATATTTTATAAAACTCATATTTATTATCAGTATATTCTTTAAAGGTTAAAGCGTAATTTAATAAATCAATTCTTTTAAATACAGAATAACAATTTAATTCTACTATCTCAAATATTATATAAAATGCTTTTCCTTTCAACCAACCATTATTTCCATTAACATTGCTTAATTCAAGCCAAATATTATTTAGATGTTTATTTGATTTTGCATCAACTCCAAAACCATTAACAAAAAAATCTATATGATTATATCTATCTTGTTCAATTGTTGATTCTTTTACAGTGTAACCTAATAATTTTAATTTTTCTTTTAAATCATTTTCAACTCTATCACCTTCTTTTTTAGAGTAATCATATCTTTTTTTAGTAACTTCCATAATATGCTTTGTGTTTTGATTCATACTTATAATAAGCAATCAGCTCATCTTCGTTTAGTGATTCTTCTGTATATAGTTTGTCAAAGGTGAAGGACACTTTTTCAATGTCCTCCACTTCTTTTTTAGGTTGTACAAAATCAATATACTTGAAATCTTTCTTTTGGATTTTATATGCCTGTACTAAAGAGATATAACTAATTTTATACCTCTTTGCTATTTCTGGCATTGACACTCCGCTCATCAATAAATTTTGTATATCTGACGAAGTTAAATCCAATGCTTTCAAGACTTTTGATTCTTTCATAATACTTAAAAGGGTAAGTCGTTTGAAGTTTCTTTTACAGCAGCTCTTGGTGCTTCTGCATCTGGCTTCCAAGTATCAACGCTAATACTTACATTTTTGTCGTACTGGTCTGGCTCATCTTTTATATTAATATTTAATTTGATAAACTTATTACCATTAAACTCTTGAATGTAATCAGCAAGTTTAGTTGGATTAATAGTGACTTTTAACCATTTGTCATTCATAACTTTACCGCTTCCGCAATATATTGTTTCTTCTTTTTTATTCATTGTTATTTGTTTTTGTTTGTTTTTGTTTGTAATCTGGCATCCAATGCCATTCTTTTTTAATCATTTGCAGTTTACATTTTATAATGTTCTAAATGTTTTTTAGTTGTTTTATGTCTACCCATATTGCTTATTGTAACTTTAGAACCACATTCACAGTAAATATATAAAGTTCCTTCTGCTCTCTGTTTAGCTCTGCTATTTCTTTTGTTAAGACAACCAGTTGAAACACCATCTTCTGTAGAATCTTTATGATAATATTTTTTTAAATGTTTTTT